GCATTACTCAAAACATCAAGTTCTCCGCGAACTTCTGATAAACAAAGCATTTCGTTCAATAAACTTTTTCGTGTTCTCATGACTTTCTCTTATAAAGTTTTTTAATTATAGTATTATAATAACAATAAAGAGAAGAAAAGTCAAGTCAATCTTGATTGTGGGATTCTTTTGGGGGGATTTTATCGTTATCAGCAAAACACTGTTCTCTTGTCATAGTCTCAAAAACTTTCCATAAGTTTTTCATTCTTGTTTCATGCAATTCACTCAATCCAGACAAAACAGTCACGATGTCATCTTCTTTCATCGGACCAGATGGATCATCATAAATTCTTTCTGATATAGATTCTAAATCATCTCTTGTTTGCCAAACATTCTGTATTCCTGTTTCTAAATCAAATCTATCGTATTTCATAATTATTCCTTTTCAAGTATTGTTGTTATTTCCTGTTCATGTTGTGTGTAAAAATTAACTATCGGCAATCGATCTGGCTTCGGGTGCTTTTTTGTCGAGAGGTTTTTCGGAGATAGTTGTTTTTTTTCCTGTTCTAGTATTGGTACTTTCGGTTTTGACTGTGGATCTTTCAATCTTTTCCTCTTTGGACATTGATTTTTTATCACCATAACCATCTTTGTACCAACCACCACCTTTGAGATGGAAACTACCCAAACTCATTATTCTAGTAGCTGGTTGTTCACAAAGAGAACATTTTATTGTTTTGATTGTTGAAGTAATTTTGTCAAATTCTTCAGTTATCTCATCACATACGTCACATTTATATTCGTATATTGGCATAATTATTCACTCCACCATTTTCCTATTCTACCACCATGAAGAAAAACATTCTCATGACCTTTATTACAAACTTTAGCAACTGCTGCTAAAGCTTGTTGTTTATCATTCGTTCTAAAATAAGGTTTATCACCAATTGTAACTTGATACCTCATAATTTTAATCCAGTTATTGATGAAAGATAATTTGTTTCCATTTCTCTTTTTGGTTCTAAAATTACCATAACGTGTTTATTGTCTAGTGTAATTTTATCTGTTTTTCCAGATACACTCCAAGGCACTAGACCTATTCCCATATGACCAGCAGAGTTTGATCCCATTTGTTGGAGAGACATTGGTTTTTCTAAAATTAAAAATCCGTCTGCACTTTCTTCCATTCTTGATATCAATTCTTCACCAGAAGTTAGTTTCAATACTTTTACATCATTTGCCATTTTTATAATTGTTCCTTCAACGTTGTTACATATTTAGAAATTGAATGGTCTAACCCATCCGTTTTAGAAATTAATCCATTATCATTATTCGGTCCCCATTCTAGGGACACACTGTCTATAAAAACTCCTGTATGACGATAAGGCCAAGGAGGAGTAAAAGGGATAGGATCGCTACTACGAACCACCCTCCAATGAGTGGGTTGTCCTCCAGACAAAACTTGAGAAGAGACTTTTGGTGATCCGTAAGAGTAAATTTGAACATTCTTACCTCTCTTGTGAAGCCACATTCCTATTATTTGTGCAACAGCTCCACCTAAACTGTGACCAGTAACGTGTACTGTATGTTCAATAGTATGTTCATTATCTATAATTTGCATAACAGATATAGCAGCATCTCTGAATCCTTTGTGGAGATAGAGTCCTGTGCGAACATCTTCTACCAATCTCACATCAATATCAGATAGTACATTTGCCTCATTTGCAGTTCCTCTAATAACAATTATTGATATTCCACTATCTTGTATTACCTCAAACGCAACCTCATCTTTTTGATCACCTCCAATATCATAAATTGCTTTACAATACTCTGCGTGTTCAATAAGAGAGACTAGTGAAACTGGTAATGTTGACTTATCACCACTTGTTACACCAACTTCTTCAGCACTTTTTGCACAACCAGTTAGAAGTATTAGTGTTCCTATTACGATGATTTCAAGAATTATTCCTACTGTTATGAGCTTCCAGTTCATCTTTTTTCTTCCAGGCTGTGGCACTTAAAATTGCTCCAAATGAGATGTGTAAAATTCCTCCACCCTCTAACGTCAAGGGTATCCATCTACTCGCGTCACACACCAATCCTTTGGCAACCATCGTATTACAATAATCATCCATTTTCATATTCCACATTAACGGGCCTATGAAAAAATCACAGACACAAATGAAGAGATAGACAATTGCTGCCCAATCTCTCCAATATCTGTTAATTGTTTTGTTTATTCCCACTATGCTTTTTTGTCAGACATAGTGACTAGGGTTAGAATACTTCTTCCAGCTTCAATGGCAGTGTCAACAACCCACTCTAAGTTTTCTTCGTCATAATCCCATTTTTCCCTGACGTATGCGACCAATTCATCGTATTCTTCGTCATCGATGTCTGTAATTTCTGGAATAACATCTTCGATATTATCAACTGCTTCAAAAAGTTTCTTCACAGGGTCAATGAAATATCTTGCATCTGTCCATGAAAACTTATCATCGGCTTTTGCTTTTCCAATCGCGTCTACGAATGAAAAAATGAACTCCATTACCTCTTTAGTTTCTTTTATACCTTTTGCTTCTGCCATTCTATTCCTTTATAATTTAATAATTAAGCGAGATTAAATCTTTCGATATAATCATTTATATGTTGTTCAGTAGCTACAACACCCTTTGCTTCAACTGCCTTTTTAGCAATTTCTCTAATGTCAGTTTTTTCAACTGGTTCTTCAATTTCATCCAATTCAGGTGGAGTTATTGTGGAAACAAAATCTTTAACTGTTTCTTTTTCTGATGATTCCAATATTCGATCTAATTCATCAGATTTTTTACTTTTAGGCATATATCTCCTTTTCTTTATTTATTTTATTTAAATATTTAACACGTTTCTTTGTAGCTTGTCTTATCTTATATTTTGATGCATTTTTAGTAAAAAGTTCTCCGTTCATGTGTTCAGTTTCATGTTGATAAATCATCGATGGTAAACTGGTTAAACTTCCTGCTTCATGGCCACCATCAAAAGTTTGATATTGAATAGCTATAGTTTCTGCTCTCACAACAGGAAAATACAAGCCAGGAAAAGATAAACACCCTTCTCTGACATAAGAAGTTTCTTCGCTCATTTCCAAAATTTGAGGATTGAAAGCTATAATCATTTTATTTTCCATCATAAAACCAAAAACTTTAAGAGGTATTCCAATTTGATTTGCTGATAGACCAACTCCTCTATGGTGTATCATGTTTGCAAAAATCTGTTTAGCCAGTTTTTCAGAGTCAACTTGAGGATTGTCAAAATCAAATACCTCTGGTATCTCTCTCAAAAAAGGATCGTCTTCTTTCACTAATTCACATATTAAATCACTCATATTTTCTTCATTTCATTAAATTGTTATTTCTACTTTACATCCAACTTGGTTCTTTGACATTTGCATGTTCGGCATTGTCGTACATAAAAGAAGTTCTGCATCCACACGAACCTTTTGCTGAAGGATTGTTGAATTTTAATCCCCGATCATTCAGATCATTTGACCAATCAATTTCTGTATCCTTGATGTAAAGATGACTTTTCTTATCCACCAAAACACTAAGACCGAATGATTCAAACTCTAAATCAAACTTACCTTTTCTACTATCAAAATCTACCGTGTAAGTAAAACCAGAGCAACCACCACCCTTGACACCAACTCTTACTCTGGTATCATCGGTTACTTTCTGTTCATTCATAATACTCATAATTTTAATAACGGCCTTTTCAGTAAATGAAATCACTCACGCTACCTCTATTTTACTAAATTGTTTTTCTTTTAAAAATTTAATCGTTGAACGAAATTTGTCATACAAAATTTCACCCTTATGAGAAATTACGAACACATTTGTTTTATCATCAAGTGTATTGAGTATCTTCAGAAAAGCCTCTGTTCCATCAGCATCCAATGAAGAGTCGAACACCTCATCTAAAATTAAAAGGTTTGTGTTCACACTATTCTTGAGTTTAGCAACCATTCTCCAAGTGAACAATAACGCTAAGTCAATTCTCATTTTCTCACCTTCAGAAAAGGAAGAATAAGAAAATTCATCACGATACTGAGATTGTATTGTTTCGTTGAAATTTTCATCAATCGAAAAGTTAATTAGAAATTCCAGTTCGTTTAAGTATTTATTCACATACTTGTTTATAATGGGAACATACTGTCGAATAATCTTTGTTTTGATACCCGAATCTCTCAACAACTCATTAGCGTAGTTATAGAGTTGTTTAGTATCACATTGCTCTTCGTAATCTTTTTGTAACTCTACAAATTCACTCTCTAATAATTGTAACACATTTAACTCTGAATTGTCAAGTTTTTTCTTATCTTTTAATTCATTGATGTCACTTTTTGTTCTATCAATATTGTTTTCCAACGATTGGATTTGAGATTTGGTTGCTGACAACTGATTATTCTTTTCTGAAATCTGTCTACCAATGTTACGAAATTCATCAAGTTGTATTCTTAGTTGTTCAATTTCAGTTGATATTTTTCCCAATCCACTTTCTTTTTCTGTAATACTGGTAGTCAGAGTGGTAATTTTTTCTTCTTTGAATTCATCATCTATGTTCTGTTTACAAGTAGAACAAGTAGAATTTTTTTCATAGAACTTGACTTCTTTTTGCTCTTGTTTCAGTTTGATTTCAATTTGATTTTGAAGATTCCCGAACTCAGAATTTTTTGTCTGAACTTTATCCTCAGTAATAAGTTTACTGGTTAGTTCATCGATATCACTATGGTAAGATGTAAGTGACTCTACAGCAATTGTTTTTTGGTCTTCAAATGTTGAAATGTCAGATTCTTTTTTCAAAATATCAGAATGGTTGTCATCTTTGAGTCTTTCGATATAATTCTTTTGCATCTTTGTTTTGGATACATTCAACTCTCTCTTATTTTCATTATCATTTGTATTCGTTTTCAACTCAGAATTTTTTACCTTGAGTAAAACATTCATAGCAGAAAATATTTGAATGTCGAGAAGGTCTTCAACGATTGTTCTACGGTCTGATTGTTTGAGTTGCATGAATGGTTCAAATGTAGAACTACCCAAAACGACAATCTGAGTGAAGGATTTGTAATTTAATTTAAGAATTACTTTTTCCAAATATTCTTGATAATCACGATTGTTTGCCAATTGGTCAAACATCTTACCATCTTGTAATATCTCAAATACATTTGGTTTAACACCTCTACGAACAGTAAAGTTCTTACTACCAATAGTGAAATCAATTGTAACCATCAACTTTTTTTCATTGATGGTATTCACTAATTGAGATTTGTTGATGTTACGGAAAGCTTTGCCGAATAATCCGAAAGTAAGAGCATCTAAAATTGTTGATTTTCCCGAACCATTTTCTCCGATAATAAGAGTTGTTGGTGACCTATCGAAAAAGACAGTTGTAGGAACATCTCCTGTGCTTAGAAAATTGCTCCAAGAGATTTTTTTAAATACTATCATTTAACCTTCATTTAAAAGTTGTGGAGCATGATCAGATTGATCATCATCTTTAAGATTTTTCAAAAGAGTCATATTGACCATTTGATTGAAGGTAACATTTCTTCTAGCAGCCATCTTTGCTACCTGTAAAAATTGTTCATCGTCAAATGATACAGTATATAAATGTGTTTTAGGTGTGTCAAGTTTCACTGATGATGTGGAAGAGAAACCCGCGTTTCTTTCAGCTCGTGTAATTCTGTCTTTTTCTCTATCATCTTCATCTTGAGAATAATTTGTCATAATATCCTTTTTAGTTAATATATTATCCGATACGACCCGAATTTCTTTTTTGAGGTAATGTGTTATCGCCTTCTAATCTTCGTTTACGAGTTGTGCCAGTTTCGTAAACAGCATTAAAAGAAACGCTTCTTCTTTCTGTATCTCCTTCTTCACAACGATATGGATATACAGTATGTAATTGTTTAGCACCAAACACAAAAAAATCACCGGCGTCAGGTCTAATTGATAATGAAGATTGGCTGAACTCTGCATCTGCACTAACATTTGATATAAAGGTAATTGAACCATCGTCTAAATCTCTATGAGTTTTTTTAGATGGAGCAAACTTTGGAACTTTGAGATACATCACAGAAGAAATTTGACATTCTGTATGTATATGAATAGGATTATACTCATTTGGTTGTTGAGAAACAACCCACATTGTCAACATTTGAACGAAATATTTTTCAGCTTGAACTACATCAATGTTAAAGGGATATTGTTGCATTTTCGTGTGTAATAGGAACTGCTTTACAACATCGTGAAAAAAATTCATTATTCCCGCATCTACTAACATCTCATGGGATACTCGTAATTCTGTATCTATTTGACCAGCAAGATATTGCCCATGATTTATCGACTCTTTATCAGCAATTACATCATCTGAAATTCCAATCATTGTATCTAATATTTCTGGTGGTAACTTTATCTGAAGAACAGGAACAGACCAAGGCTGAAGAAGTCTCATTTCCAGTTGCAACTGTTTCGGTGTCTTTTTAGCATCTCTTTCTCTTCTTCTTCTTTCTTGTCTGTTGCTCATGATTGGTCTTTCAATGACTGCTCCTCGAAAGATTTTTTCTGTTGTTCAAAAAGTTTTTCAGATGAAAATATAGCATTAAAAGATACACTTCTTCTTTCTGTATCCCCCTCTTCACAACGATATGGATTGACCGAATGTTGTTGGTTAGCTCCAAAAATAAAAAGGTCACCGACAACAGGTGAAATTCTAATATTAGGATGTGAAAAATCTTTATCCAATGATGAATTTGCAACAAAAGTAATAGCACCATCAACAGACCGTCTATGTTCTTTTCTTTCTTTTTTTAATTTTGGAATTTTTAGATACATTACAGCAGAAATTTGACATTCAGTGTGGTGGTGAAGTGGATTATATTCATTTGGTTGTTGAGAAACAACCCACATCGACACAATTTGAGTCAACCATGTTTCTTTCTTAATTTCTGCATCATAGGGTGTTTGTTGAGTTTTTGCATAGATTACAAACTGTTTAATCATAGTATCAAAAAACTTATCCAAATTATTTTTTTTCAAACGTTCAATATCTATAGTTAATTCTGTATCTATTTGACCAGCAAGGCTCATTCCATGACTTGCAGATTTTTCATCTGCTATCATATCATCTGTAAGTTCAATCATTCCATCTAAAACATAAGGTGGTAACTCTGTTCTCATTATAGGAACTGACCAAGGCTGTAACAAATCCATTTTCAGTTCCATTTTAATTTGAGTAGAATTATTTCCCTTTTTAGATATTTTTTCTTGTTTTCTTCTTTCTTGTCTATTCATTATACTGTTTCCATTGTCAAAGCTTCACCGTAAAGGTCTTGCATCAATTTATTCAAGTCTTCTTTATTTTCCATTTGTAATCCATTTACACAATTTTTGATTACACTCATTGTATCTTCAACATCCTCAATTCCATCTATATCATCTCCTAAATCTTCCATATCAAAAAGATTATCTACTACCGAAATATTACTTGTTCCAGCATCAATCAACTTATCCATCAAAGTTTCAAACATATAATTATTGTTTTTATTTTCAATAATTATTTTCACATAAGTATCTTCATATTTTGAGAGATCACCATAATTATTTTTCTCATCGTTGTAATATATCTTATGAAACATCGAATAAGGATTTTCTATGAACTCCGTTTCCATTGTTTCTGTATCATAGATATGAAATCCTCGTTTGTCGTTGTAATCGCTCCAAGTTATCTCATAAGGATTACCAAGATATGTGATATTTCCAGTAGTAGAACGATGATGAAAGTGTCCAGAAAATACTCTTTGGAATGCCTTGAACATCGTTGAGGGATATCCATCCATACTAAAAGAACCCTTGTTCATTTCTATGCCTTCTAAATGTAGATGACCAAATGCTGCTTTAGTTCTTGTCTTTTCGATTAGTTCTTTTGTTGCATCTTCATTATCGGCACACATCCAAGGCACAAACAATACCTTATGTTCTTTTGTCAGAGATACTTCACAAGGGTCTGAATAAACCGAAACATTGTTCATTCCTCTTGTTAGTTCTTCCATCGAATTTACTTTGAGAGTGTTCTTATAATAGATGTCGTGATTACCAACAATGAGTCTAGTGTTTACACCCATTTCTTCTAAAGGATGAAACAATATCTCTTTCATCGAATTGAGCGTCTTGAAGTTGATAAATTTTCTTCTATCAACCACATCACCCAAATGTATCACATCGGTAATACCTCTCTCTTTCAGAGTAGGAAAGAA